CATGTATGCGAACTCGAAGCCCCTCGAACTCATGGAATGCCTCCTGTTATGTCGTTGCCTTTGCTATCTCTAGCTTGCTTTCTGCGTATTGCTCAGCAGTCAATTGCATGCTGCGTGCCACGTGCAGTTCCTCCGGCGTGAGCTGTGCCACAGCGCGCTCAATGCCGGAACGATCACCGGTGCGCGTGCCGCTGCCGGCCCCACCGTCCAAGTTGGGGGCCTTGGCCTTGCCCGCCATCACCAGCCGGCCCGCTTCCGCCAGCGCCGCTACCGCCTCGACCACGCCCACCACCGTGCCGCTCTCGTCGAGGTCCACCCCGTCGAGTTCGGCCAGCAGGTAGGCGTCTTCCGGGTGCGTCGCGCCCAACTTCACCGCTTCCGCCAAGAACGCCGAGCGGATCAGCGTTTGCGCCGCCTGCTCCTGTGCCTGGGCGGTCGCCGCCTCCAGTTCCACAATGCGTGTCTGCGCCTTCTCCAGCTCGCTCATCTGCGCCTTGCGGTGTTCTTCCCACTGCGCCGCGGCGCCCTTGAGCGTTTCGTAGTCGGCGTACTTGGCCTGTTGGCGCGCCAAGCGGTCTCGCACGACGACCTGCAGTTCTGCCTCTGTAAAGGTGCGTTCCCCCTGTCCCGACTGTTCACCGCCGTCGTCTGCGTCGTTGGGGTCTGCCCCTTCTGTCTGCTGAGTCTTCGTTTCCTCTGTCATCGTTGGTCCTCTCTCTTTTTACCGTGTTGGTCCACGTAGGGTTGTGCTGTCTATCTCGGTCCTGCTATCACTGCACCGCCGGTGCCGGGTGCTTCCGACACGACGGTGATCGCCTCTTCCGGTGCCCCGCAGAACGTGCAGCCCTTGGCGTCGCCCATGTTCGGATCCACCACCTGCCACTGCACGCCACAACATTGGCAGTGTGCGACCATCTCAGTCGGCGTCCACTGGTCCTCTGCGCGTCCGAATGTGGGGCGTCTGGTCACTTACGCTTCCCCTTCTTCTCCTGCGACTTGCGCCACAGGTATGCCTTGTACGCCGTCTGCGCCGCGCTCTCGCTGTTGTAGACGCACGGGCCGTTGCCGATGCGCCACTTGCCCTGGCTGCAAGGTCGAACAGGCATTGTCTAGCCCTTCTTCCACTTGGCGGCGTTGCGGGCAAAGTTCGCCTTTTTGCGGATGCGCGGGTCTTTGCTGGCCAGCCCCTTGGTGATGCACTCCTGAGTCACACCGCCGAACCCCTGGCGTTTGCACCAGGCGGTGAATGTCCCCTCTTTCAAGTCCAACTTGAGGGGTGGCCGTTTACCTTGCTGCTTGCGCTTTGCCATTCCCCACCAACTCCTTCGCCGACTTGGGCACCCAACTGTTGCCCCACACATCGCTACGGACCTGCTTCGGAATGTCCTCTAGCTTGAACTCGCCGGCCTTCCACGGGTCGTACAGCTTGCCCATCATCTGGCGCTGGGTCGCCTCGTCCTGCCGCTGGAACCAGTCGGACGCCATCTCGCGCTGGAAGTCGGGCTCATCCACGTCGATACCCAGCTCGCGGTAACTTGCCGTAATTGGCAACATCGCGCACCGACCCTGCACGTGGTCGTCCATCGACTCGTCTAGCCCGTAGCGCTTGCCGTCGAGCATCACGCAGGCCATGCAGGTACGATCGTCCGCCGCCGCGTGGCGCTCCCAGCCCTTCACCACGTGGCTGTTCTCCTTGTACGTGTTGCGCGTCGCCTCGCGGTAGGCCCGTAGCTGCTCGGTGCGGCTGATGCGCAGCGCCCGGGTCAGACCCATCCCGAACTGCGCGCGGATCTCCCGTGCCAGCTTGCGCGGGTTCCAGCCTGCCGCCAGTCCCGTGGCCAGCGTTTCCCCAAAGGCGTCCGCCGATTCCTTCACCGCCTCGATCAGCAGGTCGCGCAGCGGGGAACCATCCTGCAGGAAGCCGACCATCTGCTCCACCGCTTCCCTCGGCATCCGAGCGAAGCTGATGGCAATCTCGGCGTCCCTTGGGAATGCGGCTTGCACGAGGTCGTGTGCGTTGCGCTGTCCTGCTGCGATGGCCTCGCGCTGTCCCGCGCTGATGGTGCTGTCGGCGAACTCTGCAAAGGCACCCATCTCGCGCTCGACCTGGGCCTGGATGGTTTGCGTTCGCTCCAGGCGAAAGATGCGCCCCGCCGACAGTTCGACGCCTGCGGCTCGCTGTTCGTCAATCTCACTTTGTAAGGTGCGTATGTCGCCCTGTAGCCGCTGCCACGCGGTCCCGTAGTAGCGGACCATCGCCGTCGCCGCCCTGCGTTCCCTTGCCAGCAGTTGCCGGCGGTACTGGTTCGATAGTTCAAGGATTAGCGGCGTCGGGTCGGGCATTACTCCTCAGCCTCTTGCCCCGGTGGCGGCTGCTGTCCCCGCTGCCCTTGTCCACCACCCGCAAACCCGCCGCCCTCAAACGCACGCAGCAGCTCACCGCCGATGTTGCCCTGCTCCTCCATCTCCTCGCCACGCTGTGCCTTCATCTCCGCAATCTGGTCGGCGTCATAGCCCAACTCCTGCCACAGCGTCTCCACCGGCACGTCCAACTTGGCCTTCATCAGCAGCGACTCCAGGTGCTCCTTCTCATTGCGCGTCTGCGGGTCGTCCCACTGCGTGCTGATCGTCGCCTCTTCATCCAGCCCGCCCTCGCCAAAGGTGTTGTGCAGCCGGATGCCGAGCCGCATACAGTCCTCCCACGAGTTGCCGAATCCAACCTGGCGGTTCTCGGCCCGGGCGACTAGGCCGACCTCTTCCTGCTTCAGCGTTCCCTCAGCGGGGCGCTGCCCGCTGGTCTGGAAGTAAGAGAGCGGCGTGCGGCTGACGCGGGCGATCTCGGTGACGATGCTGTCCTTGTACGCCACCACGTCGGTGAGGCTCGCCGCCTCCAATTGCCCAATCGCCACCCCGTCGTCTCCGCTCGGCGGGTGCTTGCTGAACACCCACGAGCCTGGAGCCAGGGTCAAGCCGCTGGGGTCGTCCCCAATCATCCACGGCACCGGGAAGCCCTGGAGGTCCGCAATCGCCATCAAGTCGATCAGCGCCTTGTTCAGCGCGTTCTGCAGCGGGACGACGTTGCGCAGTTCGCTCTGCCCAAAGTCGTAGCCCTGGTCGTTGTTCTTGAAATGGACGATGGGCACGCCCAGCGGTTCGCCCTTCCCGTCTACCCACGACAGGGGCCACGCCTGGCCCTCCTCTTCGTAGGGCATCCACGCGCCCTCGAAAGCCCCGTCGTTGCTGGCGTACTTCTCTATCTTGTCCGGGTAGTACAGGTTCAGCCGGCGTACCTTGCCCGCCTGCTCTGGATTCTCACTCTCCACCCGCCACCGCTTGCTGGCAAAGGCGATCTCGCGCGTCTCGCGGTCGTAATGGACCTTGACGCCCTCGGTCCCATCGTATGCGTTCTGGTGGCGGAGGCGGGGCATGGCCTTGTCCTCGTCCCAGTCTACAAGCACGTATGTATCCCCGTCGCGGCAGGCAGCGGTGTGCGTGATGCCGTGCAATGCGTCACCCCGGCTGGCCAGCCACCAGTCCCACAGCCGCTCGGCCAGTTCTTCATCGTCGCCACAGTCAAAGCCGGTCACGCGCAAGCGCTCGGCCAGGCCGTCCACGACGATCGGGCAGTAGTTGCTGTTGAACTCCTCGCCCGTCTTGATCTGGAGGTAGGCCCGCTGCCGGGCGGTCAGTTGCGTGTCGTGGTCGCCGTCGTAGAACTCGCGGTAAGCGGCGTATTGGCTCTGTCTGTCGGCATCTTCCGTTGCCAGCCAGGCCAGGAATGTCTCACGTATGATGTCGGCGTTGCTCTCAGGCATAGCGCACCGTCCCGGGTGGGCCATATTGCTTGGTCGTCAGCTTGACGAACGCCCCGGAGCTGGCATCCACCTGGTCGGCATAGGTGCCGGTCGGAAACGATGTCAACTCATTCAAGTACGCAGCGTTCCAATCGCCGTTCAAGATTCGCACGTTGCCCGCCTCCGCTTGGGCGGCGTAGGGTTCGGCACGCAGCGCCTTGTCGCCCGTCGGCCTGTCTGCATGTACCGTGAACCCAGCCAGATTGCGCACCGTGTTCTCTGCGCTTTCCTTGCCCCCGCTTCCCGGTTCCTGCTCCACCCACACTTCATAGACATCCCCCCACCGCTGCCGGTCGAGGAATGCTGTCGTCTTGATCGTCTGCTCTCGCGTGCCGCTAGTCCATTGCCCGCGCACCACATCCAGCACATAGAAGATGCCCGCGACATAGCCCATCAGCACGCCCGCTGTATATGCACCCCCGTCGGCGGTCCCCGCCTTGTCCCAGTAGCGCACCACGCGCATCATGTTCCACGGGACTGCCTCGACAATCTCGAACCAGCCCCGCTTGAACATGCCGCCCTCTAGCGGCTGCGGGCGCTGCTGGTAGAGCGCATAGAACGAGTTGCCCAACGTCTGCCGGATGCGGGCTAATGCCTCCAGGTCGTAGCGTTCTGGGCACAGTGCCTCGCCCGGTTCGCGTCCTAGCAGGTCGTTTTCCTCTGCCAGTGCGGGCAAGCTCACTACCGTCCAATCACCGGCCTCCTCACTCGCCAGGATGCGCCCTGCCAGGTCATCCTCGTGCCAGCGGGTCATAATCAAGATAATGGATCCGCCCGGCTCCAGGCGGGTGTACAG